TCCTTCAAATATAAAAGATATTCGTGAAACACCATTAGATAATGAAATTAAGAGATTATATGAATCTACTGGAGAAAAATCAGTAATACCTAAAACATACATAGATAAATATTTTACTTACGATAATAAAGAATATCGTTTAAATAGCAATGAATACGAAGCATATAAAGCAACGCTTGGTAAAAATAATTATGAAATTCTTTCTAATTTAATTAAATCAAATGATTACAAAAAATTAAACGACGAAGAAAAAGCAAAAGTTATTTCACAAATTTACTCTTACGATAAAGCAGTAAACAAAGATGCTTATGCAAAGATTCATAATATAAAATATACTTCTTCAAACACTTATAATGCACAAAAGAAGTCAATTGCTTTAGGCGGTAAAATTGAAGATTATATTATGTATAATTTACAAGACTTTAAAGCAGATAAAGATGCAAATGGTAACGCTATAAGTGGAACAGCAAAGAGAAAAGTTATAAATTACTTAAATAATTCAAATATGAATTATAATCAAAAATTATACTTATTAGGCAAAGACTATGCCTTAACAAATCAAGAAAAATCATATTTAGCATATTTAATTTATGATTCAGATTTAACAAAAGAAGAAAAGATAGATATGTATAATGATTTAACTGGATTTAAAGTTGATAAAAACGGCAATGTGAGGTGGTAATAATGTTAGATTATAATAGAAGTAATACTATAGAAGATATACTTCGAAGATATGATTTAGAAGGACTTAAAAGAGATAGAAATAGAGTATATCAAATACAAGGCGAATTAACTAATACTGAAGGAATACTAAATAACTTTGTAGATGCTACTACACAAGATATAGACATAATCAATAGCCAACTAGACGGAAACGTAACTAGTTGGTTTTATGGTTATGACCCTACATTAAGCAATGCACCAGCATCTAGTTGGACTACTGATGATAATAAAAGCGAACATTTGGCTGATTTATTTTATAATACTGACAATGGTAAAGTTTATAAATTTACAAAAGGATTAACAAGTGAAAATACGTATGATTCTTCAACTGCTCCTGAATTATCTACAAGTGAAAGAAACGGTGTAGCAATTGACGTAACTAATTCAAGAATAGGTACTAAAACAATGAATCCGTTTTATAAAATCACTTATATTGAGTGCACACCAAATACAAAATATAAGATAAAAAAATCAATAGGAAGTTATTTCAAATTAGCAACTTCAACAAATTTAACTTATGTAAATTATTATATCCCTTGTAATCAAGCATACGATTTAGACAATGAAACCGAATACGAAATAACTACTGGTGAAAATGATAATTATTTATTAATTGGATATCACGTTATATCAGGAGAATCAATGAACGATATACGAAATTCAATTGAAATATATTCTGAATATGAAACCGAACAATTTATGTGGCTAGAAGTTACAAATATTGTAGGAGCACAAACACTTGCTGTAGCAAATGCTGCACAAGACACACTAGACCATAATAGACGTGTATTTGTGGCACAACCTACTCCACCTTATGACGTAGGAGACGTATGGAACAACAATGATAATCATAAATTATATAGGTGTAGAGTAAGTAAAACTGCTTCACAATCATTTGACAGTGCAGATTGGATTGATTCTTTAAAATATGTAGACAATTCATATGCTATAGCAGTAGAAAATGAAATGATAACTTCTTATGCGACAAAATCAGAACTTACAAGAACTGAAGATTCAATAAACGCTTCAGTAAAGGCTTTAAAAGTTACTACTGATGCAAAACATAGCATTTATCAATCTCCGCCAAATCCACCATATTACGTTGGGGATATATACATTTCTAATGGAAACGTGTATAATTGTATACAAGATAGGACGACTGGTTCATTTACACAAAGTGATTGGGAAATAGATTTAGAGTTAACCGAATATGTTAGTCAAGCAGGAATAGATATTTTTCAAGACTCAATTAATATGGAAGTAAAGCAAAAAGTAGGAGATAATGAAATAATATCTAAAATAAATCAAAGTGCTGAAACGATAGAAATAGATGCAAGTAAAATAAATCTAAATGGTTATATATCTGCAAACGAGCAATTTATAATAGATACAAATAGTTCAATAACATTAGTAGGTGGAGAAAATACACCAAAGTTTACAATAAAACAAGATACCGATAACACAAAGGAAGTATATGTAACGCCAAATGCTTTATATATGACAGCACCTTCTAGTGGTACAACAGCAAGAATTGTTAATGGTGCTGTACCAAACATTATGTTAAGTAATTCAAATACTGGTAAATCTTCAGGTATGGGTGTAGGAAGTATAGATTGTACTGATAGTGTAAATAACTTATATGCACATTTAGATTGTAGCGAATTAAATTTTGAAAGTGGAAGCAATCGTACTAGAACATTAACAATGGACGTTAATACAGGTACTATCGAAACTATAGGATTAATTCAAAGTCAAAATGGAATTTGTCAAGGCTCATTGGAGGAGATTAAAGAAAATTTCGAACCTCTTAAAAGCGGTTTAGAGATACTAAAAGATATAGACATATACAAATATAACTACAAAGACGAAAACGTTGCTAAAAAGCACATAGGATTAGTTATAGGAGACAATTATAAATATTCTAAAGAAGTAACTAATGATAAAAATGATGCAGTTGATTTATACTCGTTTGTAAGTGTTTGTTGTAAGGCTATTCAAGAACAACAAAAAGAAATTGAAGAATTAAAAAATAGATTGGAGGAATTAGAAAATGGCAAAATACGATAGCGATGAAAAAATGATAATGATTAATAGAGGAGATTCAACAACTATTAGTTTTACTGCAAAGAATCAAGACGGAACACAACATACTTTTGTAACTGGTAATTATGTAATATTTAGAGTTACTGAAGCAAGAAAAGAAAGTAATGTAGTATTAGAAAAGAAAATATTACTAGAAAGCGATTTAAATACAGTATTAATACCATTAACTACTGAAGATACTAAAATAGGAGATATAATTAATAAACCAGTAGATTATTGGTATGAAATATCAGAAGAAACACCTGGAGGTCAAGCACAGACTGGTATAGGTTATAATGAAGAAGGAGCAAAAATATTTAGGTTATATCCAGAAGCGAGGGATTTAAATGAATAATGGAAGTATAAACGATATTTTAGATATTGAAGGCGAATTAGGAATAATTGGTCCAAAAGGAGACAAAGGAGATAAAGGCGATAAAGGAGACAAAGGAGAACAAGGTATTCAAGGAGAACCTGGCGTATCACCTACAGCGTCTACACAACAATATACTGGTTATGTAACATTAACTGTAACTGATGGTAGTGGAACTACAACTTCAACACTCTATGATGGTCAGAAAGGTGATAAAGGAGACAAAGGAGATAAAGGAGACCCTGGAGCAATTAAATTCTTAATTGTAAATGAACTACCACAAACAGGAGCAGATGATACAATTTATTTAGTGCCAATAACACCTGATATAAGTGGTAATAACTATGCAGAGTATATTTACGTTAATGGTCAATGGGAATTACTAGGTAAAATAGGAGTACAAATAGACTTAACTGACTATGTAAAAAATACTGATTATGCAACAAAAAATGTTGGTGGTGTAATATTAGTTGGTCCATCAATGGCAACAGGAACAAGTAATGGATTATTATTTACTATTATTAAAACATACGAAGAGTACCAAAGTGCAGGAAATAATATGTTTATAGGTAAAGGAACACTTGAAAATGTAATAACAGGAAAAGACTTAACAACAAAAGCATATGTAGATGGTCTTGTAGGTGATATAAATACTGCATTAGATACTATTCAAGGAGAAATAATATGAGATGGAAGGTATTAAAAAACAACTCTTATTATTCAGTAAGTGATAATGGTGTAGTCAAGAGAAATGCTTATACAAGAGTTGATAATATTGGTAGAACTACACAAGTAAAAGAGAAAATATTAAAACAACATTTAGATAAAGATGGTTATTATAGAGTTTATATTATTACAGGTGAAGATAAAAGTATGTTTAAATCAGTACATAGATTAGTTGCTGAAACATTTATTGATAATCCTGAAAAACTACCTTGTGTAAATCATAAAAATGAAGTAAAAACTGATAATAATGTAGATAATTTAGAATGGTGTACTGTTGCTTATAATAATAGTTATGGAACTAGATTAAAAAGAGTAAGTAAAACTTCAGGAAGAAAAATTGAAGGTTATAATGATGAAATTAAATTATTATTTAATTCGGCAAATGAAGCAGGTAAAATATTACAAGCATCAAGTGGTAATATATCACAATGTGCTAATGGTAAATTAAATACTGCTTATGGACTAAAATGGAGGTGGGTATAATGGGTACAACTGAACAAAAACTTGAATACCTTGCAACAACTAAAACTAAAATAAAAGATAGTATAAATCTAACAGGTGCAGGAATAACAACTGAACCATTTAGACAATATGCAGTAAAATTAAAAGATGCTTATGTAGATATAATCAATAATGGAACTGAAACATTGTATTCTAACTTTCCTAAAGTAAGTGCAACAGGAGAAAGTATGGAATTATCAAATACATATGAAGCACCTATGCAAATAGACTTAAAAGGAAATACAAGCCAAGTACAATTAAGTGGTAAAAACTTAATAGATGTAAGTAAAGGTAGATTAGGAAATTGGGGAGGTTTAACTCTTACATCATCAAATGGTGAATTAATAGTAAATGGTACTGCTAATAGTTTTGTTGATGTTTATTTATATATTGCAGACCAATACAATATACCATTAGTTAATTTTTTGAATAATAAAACTGGAACTTATACATTATCAAATGATAAAGGTTATGAAACTTATTTTAGATTACAAAGTGGATTTAAACAAACAACTGCTACAATATCACCACAAGACACAACAATAAATTGTTTTATAAGAATACCAGCAGGAACATATAATAATTTATCAATTAAAGCACAACTAGAACAAGGCTCTACTGCAACTTCATACGAACAATATTGTGGTGGTACACCATCACCAAATCCATCTTATCCACAAGACATACATAATGTAAGTGGAAATAATAATATTGTAGTATGTGGTAAAAATATGTTAGGAATTGCTGATAAATCAACAACAACTAATTTAGGTTTAACTTATTCAATAACAAATAATGAAATAACAATAAATGGTAAAACAACAAGTGAAGGTAGAATAATATTAGGAAAATTAATAACACCAATAGTGTTAGATAGTTCAAAGACATATAAATTAAGTCAAGTATCAAGTGGAACTGCAAGTCCTGATACATTTTCAATACAATTAAGAACTGATAGTTCAAATGTAGTAGTACAAACATTTAGAAGTTTAAGTGCAAATGCCGAAACAATAAGTAATATAAGTGAAACAATAACATATATAGGATTATATATAGCAAATAATACACAATTTACTAATGTAAAAATAAAATGGCAATTAGAAGAAAATAATAGTGCCACAACCTATGAAGCATATAATGGTACTACATATCCTATTAATCTACCAGTAGAAAACTTATTTGATAAAGATAATGCAAATATAGAAAATGGTTATATAGATAATGCAGGTATGATGTTAATAACTTCACAATTAAATAGATTATTTTATATACCTTGTAAACCAAATACAACATATACAATATCAAGAAGCATAATTACAAGTACATTTAGAGTAGCAACTTATGATAGTACACCATTTCCAAGTACAACGAGTACATCATCTACTTATAGTATAAGTGGATTAATAAAAGATAATAGTGCAACATCTATAACAATAACAACTGGTGCAAATGCTAAATATTTAATAGTACATTATGGTAGATTAGAAACTGACCCAAACATAGAAGAAAGTTTAGCAACTATTCAAATTGAATATGGTAGTAAAGCAAACACATACACACCTTATGGAACAACACCAATAGAACTAAATAAAATAGGAACATACCAAGATTATATCTATAAAGAAAATGATAAATGGTACTTACATAAAGAAATAGGAAAAGTTGTTTTAGATGGAACTGAAATATACCCAGACGTATGGTATATGTATCAAGAAAATTATTTTTATAGAAATAATGGAAATAATCGTTATGTAAATGTAAATAAAAACAGTTATACTAATTTATATCAAACAATTGCACCAACAAGCACTATGGCTGATTTTATTACAAATACAAATAATATAGATTATGCTTTTAATACACATTCTAGTGTAACAACAATTAGAGTTAAAGATAAAAGATTTACAACATTGAGTGATTTTAAAAATTGGTTATCTACAAATAATTTAATAGTTTATTTTATAATAGAAACACCTACAAATACTGAAATAACTGATACTACATTAATAGAACAACTAGAAGCAATATATAATGCAAAGAGTAAAAATGGAACAACAAATATAAATCAAGAAAACAATGATTTAGGTTTTATTATTACTGCTAGTGCTTTAGAAAAGGAAGTGTGATATAATGGATATAGGTACAATACTACCAATAGGAGCGTTTGTTATCTCTCTTATTGCATTAATACTTACACGAATTGATAAAGCAAAAAAAGATGGAAAAGAGGACAATTTAGTATTATTAAATTATAAAGTTGATGAATTAAAAAAGGATTTTACTGAATTCGTTCAAAATTTTGAAAAATATGACTATGAAATAGACGAAAGAATAGATAAAGCAATCGAACTTCATATTGAGTTATATCATAAAAGGAGAAAGAAAAATGACAATTGATGACAATATAAATAAAATGGCTAGAGAGGTTCAAGAAACCTCTTTGGCTATGGAATTAGTAAAAGATTATAAAAAAGCAAATACACGTATGTTTATTATAATTTTAATACTAATTGCTGGACTACTTTGTTCAATAGGATATATTGTTTACATTTTAAATGATATAGATACTGTTACTACTACGGACACAATAGATGTTTCAGACGTTGATTCAGTTGATAATTCTAATATAAAGATAGGTGATGATAGATGGGAAACATACTACTCAAACGAATAACTACTCGTAAAATATTAAAATCTAAATCTAATGCAAAGATAGTTAAAGATAAACAAGGTAAACTACATTGTTCGAAATGTGGTGCTTTTATTAATAAATGACAAAATTTAATTTTACAAAAGACGAAGTAGAATATTTTATAGATAAATGTATGCTAAATGAAGAATTAACTGAAATATTAAAAATGTTAAATATGGATTATTCTAGAGTACAAATATCTATGAAATTAAATATAAGTACAAGAACTCTTGATAGACGAATACAACTTCTTAAAAAGAAAATTAAAAGAGTTATATAGTTAGGAGGTGGAGTATGGACGTATCATTTTGGAAGGCTGCATTAATACGTGCTATTAGAACAATATGTCAAACAGCAATAGCAAGTATTGGTACAGCATTAGTATTATCAGACGTAAATTGGTTATATGTATTATCCGCAAGTACATTGGCTGGTTTATTGTCTATATTAAATTCAATCGCTACTGGATTGCCAGAAGTTGATGAATAGGAGGTAAATATGAAATTCGAAAAACGAATTACAGCACCTACAAAGACAAACAAAAATTATTATTCAAAAAATAATCCATTTTATCCTACGTATGTTGACAACTGCACGTGGTATGCGTGGGGTAGACAACTTGAGTTAGGAGTTCCTTGGGAAGAATTATATGATAAACTACCTACTTCAAACGCTGAAAATTGGGCACACGATACTAAATACCCAGTTTATAATTTCCCTAGAGTAGGAGATATAGGTTGTTATGAGTGTGGTAAATTACACCATAAAGCCGACGGAGTAGGACACGTATTTGTTGTTGAACACGTATATGATGACGGAAGGATTCTTATAAGTGAATCAGGAGCAAATATGAAATTCCAAACAAGGATAATTAAACCACCATATAAATATTATTTAAAATCAAATTATAAGTATACATTTAAAGGATTTATACATATACAAGATTATGATAGTGAGTGGGTAGAAGGCAACTATAAAACATTAAAACAAAAATACGTTAGAAAAACACCAGAGGTTAAAACAAATAAAGTAAAATATAATAAACTACCAGCGTCAATGAAAATGAATTGTAATAAAACTGCTACTGGATACGCTAGATATAAAAAAGGAGTTATATTACATTTAACTGAATTTACATACGATAATAAAGGAAATATATGGGGAAAGAATAATAATTACTGGCTTTGTGTTAAGGACGAAACAGGAAAACAAGTAAAATCGTTACAATAAGAAAGGAAGGTTATTCCTCTATAATACATAAGTGACGATTTAAAGGCGAGACTATGACAGTTTCGCCTTCTTTTTTTATGGGATAATTTAATCAGAAAGGAGAAATAATATATTATTTTAAAACAATAATTAATTATTTCTTCTTTTTTTAGGAGGAAAATTATGTATAACAATTATAGTCAACAATCAAATATTGATAGGATTAACTCTATTAATAATGAAATTGCTAATCTTGAAATGAAACGTACACAGGCTATGATGCCACAACCTATAACGCAAAACTTTCAATTAAATTCAAGTAATGTAATGAGATACGCAAATAATTTTGAAGAAGTACAAAGAGACTTTGTTATCGGAGACACACCATTTTTTAGTAAAGATATGAGTGTTGTATGGATTAAAAACACAAAAGGTGAAATAAAGACTTATGAATTAAATGAAATAGTACAAAAAGACGAAAAAGACTTACAAATAGAAATGTTACAAGCAAGATTAAAAGAAATAGAAGAAAGGATAAGTAAAAATGAATCAAATGATAAATATATTAATGAATCAATTGAAAATGAAGAATCCTCAAATGCTAAATCAGTTTCAAAATCTAGTAAAAAATAATGGTAATCCTCAAGAATTATTAAAACAAATAGTCGGTAAATATTCTCCAGAGCAATTACAACAATTTAGTCAATTTGCGAATAATATGGGAATAACAAATGAACAACTAACAAATGCTGGTATTAACACAAAGTGTTGATATAAATATTATAGAAAGGAGATAGATTATGAACGGTTCTAGTGGAATACAACCTACTGTAGAATTAGCAACTACAAATGGAAACGGATTCTGCCCATATCCAGTTATGTATGGAAATAACGGTGGATTTGGCGGATTTGGAGACAATGGTGCTATTTGGTTAATCGTTTTACTTGCTCTAATTTGGGGAGGAAATGGTAATAACGGATTCGGTGGCGGAAACAATGACTTTGCTTGGTTATCAAATGGTCAAAAAGACATTATGACTAACACAAATAACGGATTCGATACATTACATTTATCTAATCAATTAGAAGGCAATAGAGACGCAATTAACGGAATTTCTAACGCTATTTGCTCATCAACTGCAAGTATTAATGGAAACGTTGCAAACGGATTCTATAATGCTGAAATAAGTGCTAATAATCGTGCAGTAAATCAAATGCAAGATACTTGGGCTTTAAGTAGACAATTAAGTGATTATTGCTGTGAGAATAGACTTGCTACTTGCCAAACTCAAAACATAGTTCAAAATGAAGGAAGTGCTACAAGATTCGCAGATGCTAATAATACAAGAGATATTATTACTAATGCTACTGCTAATACTCAAGCAATCCTTGATAAATTATGCCAATTAGAGTTAGATGCAAAGAACGACAAGATAACTGACTTACAAAGAGAAGTTTTAATGAAAGATTTACAAGCATCTCAAGTTGCTCAAAACGCATTTATTTCACAAGGTTTTGCTAATGAAGTTGACCAATTATACAATAGATTAAGCAATTGCCCTGTACCAAGTACTCCAGTATATGGACGTACTCCAATATTCACTTGCAACAACAATGGTTGTGGTTGCAATGGATTAATTTAAGCATAATGTAGATTACTACATACTCGAATACGAGACATTGCTAGTGAACGTTAGTACAATAGGAAAGCGAAATGAGGTAGCAAGTCTACCTCTTTTTTTAAAAATGAAAGGAGAGATAATATGATACAAACTATTATAAATGAGCCTACGCCTTTAACAAATAATGCTAGTCCATTAGTATACGGAATAACTGATATACGAACAAGGTGTGCATATTGTAGCAATGGTGGTTGGTTAGATTATCAAAATGGGAATCCAATATTCAAAATATTTGGAAATGGATATACTGGTTATTATAATGTAAATTTTAGTGCTTCTATAAGTTCTGCAACTGCTGGTGTTGTAGCCGTTGGATTATATGAAGATGGAGTTCTAATACCTGATACTGTTAGAGCGGTTACAGTAACTGCTGATGGATATGAAACAATTTCATTTAATAAAAAGATAAGAGTATGCCCTAGAGGCACTACAAATATAACTGTTCAAAGTGTTCCTGTAGTTCCTACACCTTCTGATATAACTACACCAATTGATACACAAATACCTATTATCACAAATGCTACATTTAGTGTTTCAAGAAGTAATAATTAATGAATAAAATAGATAATCTTTCATTAATATTACAAGCATTAAGTTTAGAAATATTATTTAAAGACTTTAATAATACTGATTTAATGCAAGAATTACAAAAGCAAGATAGTGAATATTTTGAGAGAATAATAAAACAAAATGAGCATATAATAAACCTTTTAGAGAAAGGAAGTGAAAGTAGTGGAAGAAAAGTTAATTGAAACAACTGAAAAAAAGTTGGGTGAAATAATAGAATATATAGACGGAAATAATATAGAATACGTTTATAAATTAGCAAAAATAAGACATATGGCAAAGGAGGACGAAAATATGAATTATAACGAATATAGTAATTACAATGATTATGGTAGAAGATACGGGAATTATAATGAATACGGTAGAAGAGGTGTTGATTCTAAATATCGTGGATATGACCAATTAGACCGTATGTATAATGACTATGGCAGATATGAATACGGAAGAGAAAGATACGGACATAATGAAGATACTAAAAGAAGTTTAAAATATATGCTTGAATCATTAGAAGATTTCGCACGTATGTTAAGAGAAGAAGCACAATCACAAGAAGAAATCGATATGATAAGACAAACTGCTCAAAAGATAGCACAAATGTAATATGTATAGATTTTATAACGCTAACGTTTTAGGGAATTTTGTTAATGACTGTACTATAAGAGCAATTAGTTTAGCCGAAGGAAATACGTGGGACGAAACTTATAATAAATTAAGTAATTTGGCACAAGAAAAAGGCACAATGATGGACGATAAATATTTTATAAGAGAATATCTTAACGACCATTATAAAAGAGAAGACGTAAAAGGGACAGTCGGACAAGTAGCAAGTGAATATTCAGATAAAATATGTTTAATAACAATGACTGGGCATATAACTTGTTCAGTTTATGGAGTAATATATGATAGTTTTGACTGCAGAAGAAGGCAAGTTGAATATTTATGGATAGTAAAAGACTAGGATAATACCTAGTCTTTATAATTTTTCTTAAATATTTGCATAAATACTTC